TCATCAAATAATAGATGTCACTTGGTTCGAACATAGATGTACTCGAAATCAACAATGCCGATAAAATAAAATTCATAGGAACATCAAATACGATTATTGACACAACGACAGGACGCGTTGGTATTGGAATGGATCCAACAAATGCCCTTGATGTCAAGGGTAATGTCTATGTGTCAACAAATATTGAAGTGGCATCGAACCTCAAAGTCAGTAATATCAACTTTACGGGTGCGTTTACTAAAAATGGAGCGACGTTTATATCTTCACCATGGACAATTACAGGAAATGACCTTTCTTATGCGACAGGGAATGTAGAGGTGAGTGGGAATGTTGTAGCTGGGTATTTGTACGGTGATGGGAGTAATATTTCTGGTATTGCTTCTAATTTAGAGCAGATCGCGAATAATGGAAACGTGACGTCTAATACCGTTCAATTTTCAAATGCGATTACAGGTTTAGTGACCACTGCGAACGTTGAAGTAGGTGGGGAGTTAACTGTGAGTGGGAATGTAACCATGAGTGGGAATGTGAACGTGACTGGGAATGTTGTAGCTGGTTATTTGTACGGTGATGGGAGTAATATTTCTGGTATTGCGTCTAATTTGGATCAGATTGTGAATAATGGGAACGTCACTTCTAATACCGTTCAATTTTCAAATGCAATTACGGGGCTCACAACGACTGCGAACGTAGAAGTAGGTGGTGAGTTAACTGTGAGTGGTAATACAACAATGAGTGGTAACGTGAACGTGACTGGTAATGTTGTAGCTGGTTATTTGTACGGTGATGGGAGTAATATTTCTGGTATTGCGTCTAATTTGGATCAGATTGTGAATAACGGAAACGTCACGTCTAATACCGTTCAATTTTCTAATGTGATTACGGGGCTTGTGACGACTGCGAACGTAGAAGTGGGTGGTGAGTTAACTGTGAGTGGGAATACAACAATAACTGGAAATACAACAATGACTGGGAATGTGACCGTCGACACGGATACCCTCTTCGTTGATTCGATGAATGATAGAGTTGGTGTGGGAACAGTGATTCCTGGGTCAACCCTTGATGTTGCCGGTGACGTGAAAATCAGTGGTAACCTGAACGTTGTCGGTACGACAACGACCCTAAACATAGACAATTTCAGGGTTAAAGACCCGATCATAGAACTTGCGAAAAATAACACAGGCTCACCTATCGTGGACCTCGGTATCGTGATGACACGCCCATCGGGGTCCAGTAACGTCGGTATAATCTTTGACGAATCTACGGATACACTCGAAATTGGGTACACTCAAGATAGCGCATCAGATTCGACTATTACCATGCAATCGGTAGCCGTAAACCCTATAAGTGTCAATGTGACAGGTGCAGTCTCTGGTGCTAGTATAACAGATGGGACGGGAACACTTTCTGGTGGGGCATGGTCAGGCTCTGCAGCTACTGCAGATACCCTTACAACTGCGAGAACGATTGGTGGTGTCTCTTTTGATGGCTCGGCCAATATCAATCTTCCTGGTGTTGATACAGGTGGTAATCAAGACACCTCCGGCTCTGCTGCTACTGCAGATACCCTTACAACTGCGAGAACGATTGGTGGTGTCTCTTTCGATGGCTCGGCCAACATCAGTCTTCCCGGTGTTGATACGGGTGGTAATCAAGACACCTCCGGATCTGCTGCTAGTGCAGATACCCTTACAACTGCAAGAACGATTGGTGGTGTCTCTTTCGATGGCTCTGCTAACATCAGTCTTCCTGGTGTTGATACGGGTGGTAATCAAGACACCACTGGCTCTGCAGCTACTGCAGATACCCTTACAACTGCGAGAACGATTGGTGGTGTCTCTTTCGATGGCTCTGCCAACATCAGTCTTCCTGGTGTTGATACGGGTGGTAATCAAAACACCACTGGCTCTGCAGCTACTGCAGATACCCTTACAACTGCGAGAACGATTGGTGGTGTCTCTTTCGATGGCTCGGCCAACATCAGTCTTCCTGGTGTTGATACGGGTGGTAATCAAGACACCTCCGGCTCTGCAGCTACTGCAGATACCCTTACAACTGCAAGAACGATTGGTGGTGTCTCTTTTGATGGCTCGGCCAACATTAGTCTTCCCGGTGTTGATACGGGTGGTAATCAAGACACCTCCGGCTCTGCAGCTACTGCAGATACCCTTACAACTGCGAGAACGATTGGTGGTGTCTCTTTTGATGGCTCTGCTAACATCAGTCTTCCTGGTGTTGATACAGGTGGTAATCAAGACACCACTGGCTCTGCTGCTAGTGCAGATACCCTTACAACTGCAAGAACGATTGGTGGTGTCTCTTTCGATGGCTCGGCCAACATCAGTCTTCCTGGTGTTGATACAGGTGGTAATCAAGACACCACTGGCTCTGCTGCTAGTGCAGATACCCTTACAACTGCGAGAACGATCGGTGGTGTCTCTTTTGATGGCTCGGCCAACATCAGTCTTCCCGGTGTTGATACAGGTGGTAATCAAGACACCTCCGGATCTGCTGCTAGTGCAGATACCCTTACAACTGCAAGAATGATCGGTGGTGTCTCTTTTGATGGCTCGACTAACATCAGTCTTCCCGGTGTTGATATAGGTGGTAACCAAAACACAACTGGCTCAGCGGCAACCCTAACCACACCCCGAGCTATTGGTGGTGTACCTTTCAACGGTTCGGCGGACATTGTTCCTACCACATTTGGTGTGGCGACTTTCGGCGCGACGAAAACTTTTGTGGTCGAAGTGGTCGGGGGTGTTTTCCAGATAGACGGGGTCAGTCGCCCCGCGCTTACCTTCCACGAAAAACAGACCTATATTTTTGACCAATCAGATCCGTCGAACCAAGGAGCGCCCAATCACCCGATCGCGTTCTCACAAACTGTCAACGGTGGTACACCGTATAATACGGGTGTCACGAGTGTGGGAACACCGGGATATATGGGTGCAAAGACGACTTTCAATGTTCCCGTGGGTGCACCATCGAACCTGTTTTATTACTGTGTCAATCACCCCACGACGATGGGAAGTTTGGCGGGTGCCCCCTCAGTGGTTTCTACGGAAGCCGAAGTTATTGTGTCGGGTGACGTCTCTGTGTCATCTAACCTCGAAGTCAGTAACATCAATTTTACGGGTGCACTCACTCAGAATGGGGCAGCGTTTGGGTCTTCACCATGGACCTCTAACGTGAATGACATTTATTATACGACAGGGAAAGTTGGAATCGGACTACAAGGAGTGCCGAATGCGCAGTTACATATCGTCCCTAGTACATCGGGGTCGGTAGGGACCACCACGACTGAATGGGGTTCACTATTGGAACCGGTCTCTCTTGACAGCGGTCCAGGAGGTGCGGCTATAAACTATTGCGACGTGAAAAGTGTAGCGACCGATTCTAGTGGAAACGTCTACGTGTCTGGTCTGTATGCGCATTCGACTGGGAATTGGACCGTTGGTAACGGTATCACTTTACCATCTACTGGCACTACCATCTACGATTACCGAAGCTTTATATTGAAATATAATTCGGGTGGTACCATTCAATGGGCTAAAAGTATTGCATCAACATCTCAAAGTCGCAGCGGCGGTATAGTGGTCGATTCTAGTGGAAACGTCTGCGTGGTTGGTCGCTATGAGACCAGCAGTGCTGTAAGTCTTGGCCTTGACACATATGGTAACAGTGTTTCTTTACCGGTTACAACTAGTAACGGTTTTATAATTAAATATGCCGCAAATGGTACGATTAAATGGGCTAAAAACCTAGCCACCACCATACCGTCGGAGGGTGATGAAAGTATAGCGGTAGATTCTAGTGGAAACGTCTACATTAGTGGTTCGTATTATTCCAGCAGTAGTGTAAGTCTTGGTAACGGTATTTCTTTAGTAGCAGGAACTAATAATCAATCTTATATAATTAAATATAACGCGAGTGGTACAGCTCAATGGAGCAACTCTATTTCAAGCTCGCATGGTGTTTATGCCCTAGGTATAGCGACGGATTCAAGTGGAAACGTGATCGTGACGGGTTACTACAATAGTAGCTCAACTGCGTCTGTTGGTAACGGTCTTTATTTACCGTCTACGGCCTCTTTCCCTGCTCGCGACGCTTTTATAGTTAAATATAACACAAGTGGTACAGCTCAATGGGCTAATAGCATCAACGATTCTGGTAGTGGTAATCTCAAAGGTCTGGGTATAGCGACAGATTCAAATGGAAACGTGATCGTGACGGGTCATTACAATGGTTCTCCGTCTTTTACTCCCAGTATTTCTTTACCGAGCTCGCAAGGCTATGCTAATCCTTTTATAGTTAAATACAATACGAGTGGTACCATTCAATGGGCTAATAGCGTGCCCGCCACTTATTATGATGGTCATGGTCGGGGTATAACGGTAGATTCAAATGGAAACATATACGCTTGTGGTGATTACGAATCTTTTAATGCTGTAAGTCTTGGTAACAGTTTATCTTTACCGAGTACCTTATCCAAGTACGGTTATATAATTATATATGACACAAATGGTACCGCACAAGGATTTGAGGTGATCCAGGGTTCGAACGGTGTCAACCTAAATGGAATAACGCTAGACGCATCTTATAATATAACCGTTTGTGGGGTTACAATAAATTTGAACGCGCCCCCGTCCAGCATATCTCTTGGTAACGGTGTTAGTTTAACACGATCAACAACACAAAATTCGAATAATAATACAGATGAGACAGGTCTTGTCGTTAAATATTCTACGGTGACGGCGAACAAAGCTTTACTTGTGGCTGGAAACACAGAGGTCGGTACGGCCAACCTCTTCATTGACACGACGACTAGTAGGGTTGGTATCGGGACAGTTACACCTGGATACAGTCTAGACGTTACGGGGGATATCAATTTTACGGGTGCGCTCACCCAAAATGGGACGACGTACGGTGGTAGTAGTGGTGGCGCGTCACCATGGACAACTACGGGGAATGACCTTTCTTATACGACAGGGGAAGTTGGATTAGGAACAAATACACCGAGTGCGAGGTTACATATCACCCCTCTCCCTGTGTCAGGGGGGCCAAGTTTAAGTTCACCGTTCGCTCAATGGGGTTCCCTGCAGGAAGTGATATATGACGCGGACGGGACTTATTTGAAGACGAATGGGGTAGCAGTCGATTCTAATGGAGACATTTACGCGGTTGGCTACTATAAAGCGGATTCCACCTGGAATCTTGGTAACAGTATTACTTTACCCAGCACATATAACGGTACCGACGAAATACAAAATGCTTTTATAATTAAATATTCCGCAATTGGTACGATTCAATGGGCTAACAGTGTGCCAGCGGCAGTGGGGAGCCCCCCGTTGTCCGTGGGGTATGATGTAACGGTAGATTCAGATGGAAATGTGTATATGTGTGGTGAATACAGAACATCACAAAATCTATCTCTTGGTAACAGTGTTATCTTGTACGCGCCGCCCGCGGGCTCCGGTTTTCTAATTAAATATAACTCGGGTGGTACACCTCAATGGGCGAAACTCTCGCCCCAGGGCGGTAGCACGTTGGGTGTAACGATGGATTCTAGTGGAAACATTTACGCGGTTGGTTATTATATATCTAATGGTTTCCAAATATCTATCGGTAGTGGCAAATATTTACCGAATACAGGTTCGACACAGGACCCTTTTATAATTAAATATTTCGCAAATGGTGGAACGGCATGGGGTAACGGCCTAGGCACCGACATTTCTTCGGAAGCGTCGGCTGTATCGACGGATTCAAGTGGGAATGTGTTCATGGTTGGTAAATACGGAGCTAGTTCTTCTATAGCCCTAGGTAATGGCCAATATTTGACGAGTGCGCCTAATAACTCCGCTTTTCTAGTTAAATATAATTCGAGTGGTGTAGCTCAATGGGGTAAAAATATAGGGGGCTCCGGGAATTATTTATACGGAAAGTCAACGGTGGCCGATTCGAACGGAAACGTGTATATAACTGGTAGGTACAGCTCCAGCTCCGGAGTATCTCTTGGTAACAGTGTTACTTTACCAATTGTTAGCTCCGGTTTGAGAACTTTTGTAATTAAATATAACGCAAGTGGTACAGCTCAATGGTCTAAAATGATAAACACCAGCTCTACTAATTATAATAACGATGCAGCGATTGATTCTAGTGGAAATGTATATCTGACTGGTTATTACGACTCTTCTTCTTCTCTAAGTCTTGGTAACAACATTACTTTACCGGCTTCCCCACATATGGATGCTTACGTAATTATATATGACACGAGTGGTACCGCACAAGGATCCATCAACGTCAGTGGTACCTCGTCACTTTCGCCGAGTATAAACCCATGCGGGATAGCGGTAGATTCAAATTACAATATAATCGTTGGTGGTTCGATGAGCAGTTTAATTAATTCGGCACTGGATATAGGTAATAGTGTTAGTTTAACAAGGTCAACGACCCACAACCCGTACGCCAGCTACAACGACATAGGTTTTGTCATTAAATATTCCACCGCCTCCGACCCAAACAAAGCTTTACTTGTGGCTGGAAACGCAGAGGTCGGTACGGCCAACCTCTTCGTTGATACGGTGACTAGTAGGGTTGGTGTCGGGACAGCGACACCCGGATACACTCTAGACGTTACGGGAGATATCAATTTTACAGGTGCACTCACTCAAAATGGGACGACGTACGGTGGTAGTAGTGGTGGTGAATGGGTTACCGTAAACACTAACGAAATTCATTATTCTTTGGGGAATGTCGGAATAGGATTGAGTAACCCAAATTACGACCTAGATGTTGCGGGAAATATCAATTTTACAGGTGCACTCACCCAAAATGGGACGACGTACGGTGGTAGTAGTGGTAGTAGTGGTGGTGAATGGGTTATCGTAAACACTAACGAAATTCATTATTCTTTGGGGAATGTCGGAATAGGATTGAGTAACCCAAATTACCCATTACACGTGAGTGGTGATATTTATGCGACCGGCAACGTTACGGCGTATTCAGATAAACGTAAGAAAACCAATTTACAAATCATCAGTGACGCACTCAATAAAGTTTCCAACCTTAATGGATATACATACGAAAAAGATGGCACCAAATACACTGGTCTCATCGCACAGGAAGTTCTTGAGGTTTTACCGGAAGCAGTTGTGGGTAACGAAGAAGAAGGATATGGTTTAGCCTATGGAAATATGGTTGGTATTCTTGTCGAAGCGATAAAAGAATTGTCCAATGAAGTTAAAAATCTCAAAGAAAAACTGTACTCATAATGTATATGGGTTCCTACAATCCACTGTTTCCATCGACGATATCAGGGTTGACTGGATGGTATACCGGTGATAGTGTCGTTGGTAGCCCCATGACCCAATGGACAGATATTTCAGGAAACGGTCGTCACATAACAGTAAACGGGAATAACGGGGCAAATATTTCTGGTTCTGTATTGACAAGTTCTACAGGTGGAGGTCTCATCGGTGGCCCCAGACCATTTATTTATGGTGGACTAACTGATCGTGTAAGATTTCCAACTACTGTATTGGCCAGTGGTAATAACAATTACACATTTTTTCACGTGTCGAGATATTACGTGCCTGGCGGCGGGGCACCAACCACTTATGCATATGATGACCAATTAACAACAACATCATTCACCGGATACTTATCTGGTAACTCAAATAATGGTTCAGCTACTCGTATCACATCGTCTTCAGCAAATGGAGGCTATATCGAAATGTGTCACGCCGGTACGAGCCGAATTGGTACCGTTTACTGGCAGCTTACTATGGGTGATAAATGGGAAGTGGATGCAGAGATTTACATAAATCCGATTAATTACGGTGGTGCTGATGATATTCGTTTCATATTTTACGCAACGAACCCAATCACAACAAATGACGGTCCCACGGGAACTAATGGACATGGTGGACATCTTATACGATGGGAGTACTACAATGGAGATACAGTAGAAATGCGGGATAGCTCCAATAATGTGTTAGGAACAACTGTTTCTACAACATTAAACATGAACCAGTGGATGCCTATAAAGGTCACGTATGATAATGGTGCGTTCACGGCTGTGATCAAAAATTCAAGTGGTAGTGTTATTAATACGAGGACACAAAGTTATGGTACGACCTTTAGTTCATATCACAACACACCTAAATATTTTGGATTTTCTGGAAGAAGTGGTGGTGTACAGGCTAGAGATCGTGTTCGAAACGTTTATTTCAAGTCTCTTGTACCAACAACAACGAAGTCACGTATATGGGATGGAGTTACTGGCAATTGGTTATCTGGATTTCACTCTGGTGAATCTGGTATAGCTTATCACGACGGCTGGGCTACGACGAACACTTCTGTAGATGTACATGGAGACGATTGGGTATTTTCTACGGATCAAAGATACTTGTATAGATCTAACGGTGTCACGAGGGGTTCCGGTATAGGAGGTGGAACTTCTAGACAATTATCCATTAATTGGGGAACTTACAGTAGTTCCCAACCGTCGACGTTTGGAGTTGCTGAGGTTATCGTGTATAATCGCACACTATCTTCCACTGAATACACAAATGTAGAAAATTATTTGAATCTCAAATATACGGCAACCCTTGATTTACAATCAATTGGTACAGATGCGGTTGATACATCACCGTATAGTTTGAGTGAGTATTACAACGAACCATTCCTAGATGGAACTTTTGCACCGTCATCAGGCCCGATAAGTATCTTCTCATTTATAGGACCATTTACGGGAGTCCTAAACCCTAAAGAATTGGGGGTGCCGGTCGTCGCGGGACAGCAAGAATATACTAGCTCAGGAACCTACAATTTCACTGTGCCTGCAGGTGTAACGTCGATAAGTTGTGTCGTTATTGGTGGTGGTGGAGGTAGTTCGGGGTGTAGTGGTTCCAGTCGATACTCTGGAGCTGGTGGTGGTGGAGGAGCTCTCGCGTACGGAACATTTTCGGTTACCTCGGGTCAGACTGTGACTGTCCTTGTTGGTCCGGGTGGCTCTGCTGGTACTAATCAAAATTCAAGCACTAACATAGCAGGCACTGGTGGTGAATCTAGAATAACGTATGCTGGATCCATAAAGTTAAGAGCTTATGGTGGTTCTGGTGGTCGTTATGGAACAACCACTAATGCCGGCCCAGGTTATTACAACGTAACTAGTGGAGTGTCGGGGGGTGGTGGAAATGGTGGATATGGTGGTGGTGGTCGAAACAATAACGGTGGCGGTGGCGGTGGTGGTGCTGGTGGATATGCTGGTAATGGTGGTAATGGTGGAGTTGGCAACAGTGGAGTTGGTGGTTCAGGTAGCGGTGGCGGTGGTGGTGGTGGTGGTGGACAGGCCAGTGGAGGCACCCAATATAACGGTGGTGGTGGTACCGGGCTTCGTGGACAGGGTTCGAATGGTGCAGGTGGCGCCAGAAATAGTAACGGTAAGGGTGGTTCAGGTGGTGGTGCTGGTGGTTCTGCTGGTATTGGTGGCCAACGTGGTGGTGGTGCTGGTGGTTGTGAAGATGATACAAATCGCAGTGGATCGGCCGGCGGCCTCGGAGGTGCCCGAATCATTTGGGGAGCTGGTAGATCGTACCCATCCACGAATACGGCGAATGTATAAATATAAAAAACTCCATTCATACTAAACGAGAGCATGCCTATCCAAGCACCATCAGGCTTCCTCGATATTACGAATGCGACACTCAGGACCTCAAATATCGAAGCAGAAAATTTTAAGTTAAACGGTGGTAATATTTATGTAACGACTGAATTTACCGTAGTAAATGAAAATGTAGCTTCCAACGTCATTATTTTCTCGAATGTGACGACAGGTCTCGTGACCGATGGAAAGGTGGGTGTTTCGACTCGTACCCCGGACGCAAATTTACACGTGGTCGGTAACGTCCATGTGGCGGATACGACTGAGGCGTTCTCGACCGTGACAGGTGCTGTGACCATCACAGGTGGTCTCGGTGCCGCAGGTAACGTCCATGCCAGTCGATTATATGCGACAGGGAATGTGGAGGTGGGTGGGAATGTTGTTGCCGGGTATTTGTACGGTGATGGGAGTAATATTTCTGGTATTTCTTCAACCCTTCAAGCGATAACAGATTCTGTGCCTGGTGCAAACGTCACTTCTAATACCATTCAGTTTACGAATGCGACGACAGGGTTCGTGACGACTGCGAGCGTTGAGGTGGGTGGCCAAATCATTATGGGTGATCATATGATTCCTTCAGCAAATGAACTATATGATATAGGATCTGCCAGTAACAAAATTCGACACTTATTTCTCAGTGATAACTCTTTATATCTGGGGGACAATGGAGCGCAGATCGGGGCAGACGTTAATGGAACCATCACGATGGGGGATCTCAAAGTCTCTGGAAATGCGACCATAAATGGGTCTTTAGAAAAAACAAGAGCCCTGATGTTTAGACAAAATGTAGGGTCGTACACTTTAACTCAAATTGGTTATCAAGACATCGTTGATTATGGTGCAGCATGGAAGGCTTCCTCAGAAAATCCTTTATACGACATTTCTATCGCTGGAGACTATTCCAGCGGCAGTGAGACCAGTATCAATTTTAGACTTGTTGTTAGAAATGAAAGTACGGGCGATGTACTATATTTTCCGGATAGCACGGGTTGGAAATCTTACGTTTACAATAAATACCACGAACACAGTTACAAAGGAATAATGTCTGGTTTGGGTATTGGAAATCTGTATACGGCTAAGTTGGAAGTAAAGTATCCCGACGGGTATGTGCCTACCCCCAGTGCACCTACTGGGATGGAGATCTACTACGATGCAAAAGATGAAACTACCATACCAAACCCAATTCCAGATCTGAGTGGTAACTCAAATAATGGCTCAAAACTCGGAGGTGTGGGTTTGGATACGACCGACAGTGTTACATCTTTTACGTTTGACGGTGTGAATGATTACATATACAACTCCAGATCTGGATATACCGCTTCGAGTTTGTACACCACATCCATGTGGATCAAATCACAACCAAAAAGTGGTGCGGGGACGATCTTTCAATTTGGACGCGGTTCTAGTACTACGACGGATACAGGGTTTGGATATGTTGTCGTCGGCAACGATATTAACGCGTATATATACGGACACAATGATTTAGTTCGTGGTGGGATAAGACAAGATAATACGTGGCAACATGTAAGTGTTACATACGAACTTGATACATCCGGATCGTATTCGGGCTCTCCCTTGACGGCCGGGAGCCGTGTTTCACTTTACATCAACGGAGCACACGCATATACCCAAATGGACTCCACTTCTGTTGCAATAGCAAGTACCCCGTATCTTATAGTAGGTGCACAAACTAACGACAACGACAGCGTCATCGGCGGGACATATTTCAAAGGTTCCATCTCAAACTTTCGTCTCTATCCCACACGTTTAACTGTTCAACAGATAAAAGACCTGTACGATCACCAAAAAAACGATTTCTTTGGTTCCTCTTCCAACTACATCTGGGAAGCGCAGCATGGCGATATCACGGGTACTGTTTGGGATTAAAAAAACCTCCCCAAATAGTAGATGTCTATTAACAACGTGAATAGATTTTTAAATATAGAGGACTCACATCTGAGAGTTGTTAATGGAAACGTACACGCACAGGCACTAAATATCGGAGGCATCACAGTTGGGTCGGCCCACGGTCTCCAAAGTATTACCAATGTATCGAACATCACAAGTAACACCGTCCAATTCAATAATGCAACAACAGGATTAGTGACAACTGCGAATGTGCAGGTGGGTGGTGAGTTGACTGTGAGTGGGAACGTGAACGTTGAGGGTACTATTACATCTAATATTCCCGCATTTAGTGCATACGAGTCTGATGAATATAGTGTGACTGCAGCAGGGTATATAACGTTAGGAAACACATTTGTTAATCGCGGTGGATGTTACGATACGTCGACTGGTAAATTCACCGCACCTATAACTGGTACGTATTATTTTACTGCTGACTGCGTAGTTAGGGCAGGAACTGGGAGTGGGAATTCCACTTGGACGTTCCATATAAACGACGCCAATTTTAATCCCACAAGTACGACTCGTCCTATAGTGTATCAATCAATTGACACCGGGAACCACTCCGCGGTTGACCAGTCAACATCTGGAAGTTTGATCGTTACATTAAATGCTAATGATACGTTCAGAATAAGAGCACAAGACATTCCATCTAATACAAATCAAAATTGGGGACAGGGATACGGTCGTTTCATGGGATATTTAATCTCATAAATAGATAGATGATCACAGAAACTATCTTACACATGGTCCCGGGTGTTCCATCAGTAAAACACAGAGAAACATGGGAATCTATACGTCTTCCCGAAGGGTATGAAAAACCCCCAAAAGATGATTTCGAAGCGAAACTCCAAGAACTCATTGATGCTCAACCCCTCAAGGAACTCCGCACCAAACGCAACATACGCCTCGCCGAGGTGGATTGGATTTTCTCCACGGATTACCATATCCCCGACCAACTCAGGGACGAGTGGACACGGTACCGTCAGGCGCTCCGCGACCTCCCTTCGCTGACCGAAGACCCGGAGAATCCAGTCTGGCCCGAAAAACCAACAACACCAAGTGGAACCACCTTAGATATTGATCTCAAAACTATAAAAAGTTGGGACTATCCCCAGAAGTCTCAAGTTACTCTCCTTCAAAATATAGTTTTCAGTCTATCAAAACGGATCGAAATACTTGAGAATGCTTAAAAAATAAACTCTCACTATATTATAAAATGTCTGGTGGTATTGCCCAACTCGTAGCCGTCGGAGCCCAGGATGTGCACCTCGTCGGTCAGCCCGAGGTGTCTTTCTTCAGGTCCACCTACAAACGTCACACTAATTTTTCCCAAACTGTCGAGCGTCAAGTCATCCAAGGCAACGTCTCGAATGATGGTATGTCCACCGTCCGCTTCGAGCGCAAGGGTGACATGCTCAACTATGTCTACCTCGTTCCCAACACAGGCACTGCGACGGTTGCCGTTGCTGACTGGAGGACTGTAATTTCCAAGGTTGAATTACTAATTGGTGGGCAACTTATTGATGAACAGGATTCTACCTATTCTACTCTCATTGCTCCCACCCTCTCCGCGACTTCCTCTTCCAAGTCGGTTGCCGGTGATCTCTACGGTGGCTCTACCGACGAGCGATTCTACCCACTCCGTTTCGCTTTCTGTGAGAATTGGCAGTCTGCTCTCCCACTCATTTCCCTCCAATATCATGACGTCGAGCTTCGTATCACATGGGGTGCCGCCGCCACTGGTTCCAGCAAGAAGTGGGACGTCTACGCGAACTATGCCTACCTCGATACTCAGGAGCGTGAGATGTTTGCTTCTCAGCCCCAAAACATGCTCATCACCCAGGTTCAGAAAGCGATCGCCTCCAACTCGAAGATTCAGGAGTTGAATTATAATCATCCAATCAAGTACTTATCAGCCGCTGGTGATGACGTGAACACCGAGGCCACTGGTGGTGTGGCGTTCCTCCACAATGACAATAAGCTTAAGCTCCAGATCAATGGTACCGATGTTGCGGACTTCAAGTTTGCCAACCCCAACTTTACCTCGGTTCCTCTCTACTACCACACCTCCCACGGTAACTCTAGCCCAGGTGTTAAGTTGTTCACCTATCCTTTCTGCCTTGAAACTGGTAAGCTTCAGCCCACTGGTACACTAAACTTTTCTCGTCTTGATTCGGCTCGTATTGTGAATGATACACGGTCGGTAAACAAAGATATTTATGCAACCGGTTACAACATCCTCCGCATAGAAAATGGTATGGGTGGTTTACTCTATTCTAACTAATTTTATGTGTAAATAATAAATGTGGGACCTTATTTTCCTACTCGCCATCGTTTTTGTATTGACGTACGATCCTAAATCCAGGACACTTGAAACGTTTATCGGTCAACCCAAGACACCGTCGACCAGTAAATCTTGTGAAAATGCGCATTACGAAGCCGTCCAGTTTGCACAGACACCATATGAATGTTCACCCCAAGGTAGGACTAAGATGGGTGTAATTACTTAAAAAGATAAAACTAGTATATTGTACAAATGATCGCCTTTACTCACGAAAATGTAGTGATGATCGCTACAGCTATTTCTATTATAGGTGTTATTTTCCTACTTCGAGAACTTAACAAGACTCGTGAGGAACTTTATGAACTTAGAGAATTCTCAGAGGACGTCATGGAAAGGCTCAATGGTATCGATGGAGATGAAGACGAGGGTGATGTTTTATCGGAAATGAGCCCAGAAGAGGAAAAAATGATTGAATAAACATATCCGCATATTATAACTTGCGAATGAGCAATGAAAAAGTACAAAGCGATTGCAATACCGGTTAGCTTTGTCGACGGCAAGCCTAGGTTCCTCACTGTGAGAGATTGGAGATTCAAGGAATGGATATTTGTCACAGGAGGATGTAGAAGACGAGAAATTTACAACCCGATTCGTTGTGCTCTTAGAGAACTGGAAGAAGAGACTAGGGGGGTTATATCACTAAAAAATGGACAGTACACCGAGTTCAAGTTTATACATAAAGAAAGTCCCACGGTTGATTTGGAATATAACGTCTTTATATTCTTCGTCAACTATACCAGGTCTCAACAAAATGAATTTGTACGAAGATTCTATGAAGAAAAGCAAAAAACATCAGTAAAGAAGGCACTCCACCAACCATATAAGAAAACGTATGACGAGAATGACTTTATGAGTTTTGATACTCTAGAAGAATACAATTCACGTAAACGTTGGAAATTGATAGTGGACAACGTGATTAAAAATCCAGAGTTTTACTCATGCATAAGTTCTCACAATAGAAAAACCTTCTCTATAAAATAATGAAGTCCAAGGCTTTCATATTGATGCAAATTGAGCAGCTTCTAGATAAGAATAGGGGAATGTGCGAAGATGAAATTGCTCAGTGGAAAGAAGATAACAAAGATAAAACTGTGTATGAACTTCTAGTTATAAAGAAGGAATTAGCAGAAAAAAAGGTATACCAAGATGTTTCATTTATGAAGTGGTTTAGAGATGACGACCAATAAATGGATATGTTTAAGAGTTGGTGTGCGTCTCAAAAATTTGATAATGCATCCAATCTATCACATGTGCTCATGGACGGAGGAAAACTCTCTGTGCCATTTGATAGATTGAACGAATTCTATGAGAGATACATAGAAGCTATAGGTACGAATGAAAAGTTATTTGTCGTGGAACAAAAGACTCCAACCTATAACTTCTTCATAGACATTGATTACAAGGACCATGATTCACTCTCAATTGAGGAGATCAAGTCCATATGTAAAATCATATGTGACAAGGTGAAACGTCACGGTGGTAAGAATTGTCTCATATCTGTGTCACCTCCAAAGACTGTTGGTGACCTGATTAAAACCGGTGTACATCTCAACTGGCCAGACTTCGTTGTAGACCAAAGTTCCGCGATTGCTTTGAGGGATCATGTCCTCGTGGCACTATCCAAGGCTAAAAGTTCATATGACTGGAATGATATCATAGATTCATCTGTGTATGGTGATCTTCAGAGAAGGACAAAGGGGAGTGGCTTTAGAATGCCATGGTCATATAAGAAAGCTAAACACGACGCATGTGGTGGACGAGGGTGTTCTGGTTGTGAAAATGGTAAAGTGAACCAATTGGCCTATCTCCCAGTTTTCATGTACACACCAGAGCCGTTCAGTACAATTATTCGTGTACCACCAACACCAGATGTCAAACTCCTAAAGATGTCTGCGGTTCGTACAGATGTCCCACAAACTACATTTGTTAAACCACCTTCCGTCCCTATGAGGGAGGGTGCATTTACTGAAGATGAAATTAAAGATGAACTTCAGGATGAAGAACTCAAATACATGATACAGTCTTTTGTTCAGAAGAATCTCGAGGGGCAATCCACTGCTTACATTACTAAAGTTTTCAAACACAAAAATACATTCCTAGCCGCAACGAATTCAAATTATTGTGAAAATCTGAGAAGAGAGCATAACTCAAACCACGTCTGGTTCATCATCAGTGGTAAACTCATCATACAGAAGTGTTTTTGTCGTTGTGAAACTCTCAGGGGACGGAAAGATGGTTTCTGTAAGGACTTCTGTGGTCGTCGCCATGAACTACCGAGTCCAATAATCAATAAGTTGTATCCCAAAAAGGAAGAAATCCAAAATTGCCCAGAAATCAAGAAATTCGTTGAAAAACCCCAACCTAAACAGACGGAGATAAGACCCCTGTTACAGAGGTTTGTTCGGAAATTTATGGATAACCAGTTGGACACTACTATTGTAAGTGTCAAGAGAAACAAAACCGAATACGTAGCCCTCACAACCTCAATGTATTGTGAATCTATCAAGGGAGAGCACACTGATCATGTGATGTCTTATATCATCAAGGGTAATAAAATAACACAAAAATGTCCGGTTTGTAAAGGGAAGAAGAATATGGCTAGAACACATCAAATTATTGATAACAATCTCGTAAAACTACTTAAACAATAATACGGAGTACTAGTAAATGGTTATAGTTACTCGTACTCGTTCAGGAAGACATATAAAGAAACCTACTTTATTCCAGGCTACGGAAAGTGTTTTAGAAGATGATTATGGTACGGATGAACATGATACTGATATAGATTCTGAATTAGACACAGATGATGAATTATACGACGAAGACAGTGAAGAGGAATATGAGGAAGACGCAGACGAAAATGGTAATCTCAAAGACTTTGTGGTAGATGATGAAAGTGAAAGTGAGGAAGAAAGTGCTTAAAAAAAACCGTTTATATATTAGAAAATGGAAACTGATATTGGTAACCCCATTGAATATAATCCTGTTCTTCAAGAAGTTCCAGAGGAGAAAGATGAAAGTAACGATAAACACTC